TACGTTTCCGCTAGCGTCCATATAAAGCGCGCCGTACTCGCTAGTTTCTACCGTCTGCAAGGCGTTTAGTGCAGTCCTAGTAGTGCCAGGGTCAGCCTGTAGCGTGGTCTGACCTGCGTCTATATCGCGCATAGAGTTAGGCCAGGCAATCTGGTCCAAAATGGCGGTACATCTTGCCCCGCTTAACTGTCCACTGGTACCGCCTGTAACGGTTGATACAGTGCCCATATTAAGCAACCTAAAGCCGTCTGAGGCTGTTAGCGTCGTATAACTGACCTCGCCTACTACCTGGGCCTGAGTAAAGTTATAGCCTGTTATATAGCCTGCAAACAGCGGATAGACCAGCCCCGTATTATTGTCAGTTGCAGTTATCGTAACCTTACGCAAAGGTAACAAAAGCCCCGCATAGGGGCTTGACAGATTTTCAGGATTAAAATCGCCGTTAACGTCAGCAATACGTATGGAGGCGGTACCGGCCTGGAATTGGTCCGCGTTAGCATTACGTCCACGCTGAATACTTACAGCCTGTACCTGATTAGATACGTCAGCTGTAACAGTTGCACTATCGCTAAGTACGTTAACGCCTAATACACCAGAGCCGATAATCATAGCCTGGCCAAAAGAAGCACCAGAGCTAAAGTTAACTATGCAGTTAATCGTTGGGGCTGCCATTAGCTACCAGCTGAGGTAAGGCTATTACCTGCCCTGTTTAATTCCTGTAGGGCTGTTTGTACTGTCTGGTAAAACTCAAAAGTAGAGCCTACGTTTATGCCGCCTTGCAGGTTAACGGTTAGGTTTGTTGGGCCTGCCGCCTGTTGGGCTGCTATGCCTGTTTCCATTTGCATATTAGCTGCACCTAAAGCCGCTAGATCAAAGCCCAAGTAATTTAAGCCGCCCATATCGCCAAAAGTACCAGCTGCTATTGCAGACTGAGCCTCAGCTAAACCAGGTGCAAAAGTGCTACCGGCCGCACCTACGCTATAAGCTGCCGCACTAGGTAGTGAGGCTTTACTTAAAGCTGAGATTCTGGCTCTAGCGTCTGCCAGGATTTCCTCGTTAGCCTTTTTAGATTCCTCTACGATTAGTTTCAGTCTAGCGATCTCGTCAAAGGTTGCCTGCCGTTTAGCAGCTTCTAAATCTTGCAGGGCTTTAATATCGTCGTTTTTGTCCTCGGTTTTTAATGCCTGTAGGGCCTTTACTCTGGCCTCGTCCTCTTTAGATAGTTTGCCCTGTAAAGCAGCGGCTAGCTGTATCGCGTCCATATCAAACATACGTTTTAGTTTTTCATTAGCTGCCTGAGCTTTAGTAAGCCCGACTATTTTAGTACGGTCTGCTATTTCTAGTTTACGATCTTTAGCTGCTTTAGCAGCCTGCTCAGCCCTAGCTCTGTTTTCGTTTCTATTGGTTCCCGTATTAGTTTTAGGGCCTTCAAAATCTCTAGTTAAACCGAAAACGCTACCAATTAAACCTAGAGCTACTAAAAACTTTTTAGCTGTAAGTATTCGGGTTAATCCTGCAGCTACAGCTAAAGAAGCACCGCCGGTACCGATAGTTACAAAGGCTGCAGCTACCGTACCTAATACCAGTGCTGTAGGGGCTATGTCCTTAGCAAACTTAGCCATTTTACCTAAGTTAGTAATAACGTTAGCTGTACTTTGTGCCAGGCCGTCCATTTGTGCTGCTAAATCTTTTACGCCATTTTGGCCAGATAAGTTAGTAAGCGAGTTAATTAAAGCTATGCCTATAGTTTCGCTAGCCTCCTGAGCAGCTACTCCTAATATGTTTAATTGCCCTGCATAAGTTCCAGCGGCTACGCCTGCCTGACCTGCAAACAATACGGTTAACTTACTAGTGATCTGTTCAAAGCTATCGGTCTTTAATTCGGCTTTAGTTAAACCAATACCTAACCGGCCTAAAGCCTGAGTCTGGCCTAAAAATGCTTTTGATAAGCTGGCTGATACTGCCTCAGTGCTCTTACCGGTTGAGGCGGTGATATCTAAAGTAAGGTTAAGTAATCTTTGTGCCTCGGATACGTCGCCTGTAGCTCTTACTAACTTTTCAAAAGCCGGCCGTAGTAATTCCTCTGATACGCCAGTAGCACGCTGCAAGCTGTCTATATATCGGGTTACTGAGTCTGTAGCAAACGCTTGCCCTACGTTTTTTAAGGTCTGGGCTAATGTTGCCTGGGCCTTTTGATCTGCTACCGCCGCTGCTACTGAACGCTTTGTATAGGCAGCTAGGGCCGCACTCGCCGCGCCTATGCTTAAAGTGCTGGTTAGGCCAAAAGATTTAGTTTGGTTTTGTAATTTTCTAAGTTCTTTTTGTGCGCCTACTAAACCTAATTTATTAAGTTGGAATAAGATCGGTATTCTTACGGCCATTATTTAGCCAACCTTAAGTTAAGTTTATTAGTAGCCCTGTCCATAGTGTTACGTAAATCGTTTTCAATAAAAGGTAAGTTATCCTCAACGGTTTTAATAACTATACGGCCCTGCTTACCGCGTACGGTAAGGCCTGACTGGTCCCTAATAGCTTTAATAAACCTAGCACCCTGAGCAGATTTTGGACTATGCCTGCCCGCTGTTTCGTAGACGCTACCGGCTGCGTCATTATTTATTAAGAATAAAGTTTTACTAGTCCAGTTACCGCGTACTCTTTGGCGGTCTAATTTTGTTTTGATTCCCATTTTAATAGCTCTAGGCTCAAAAGTTAATCTACTCCAGGTACCCTTTTTAACAGGCCTAGCCCAACCGCTTAAAGGTGAGGCAGCTTCGACTAGTGCTCTGGCCTGTGTTTGTGTACGTTTTGTAGTTTGATAAATCTCAGCGTTCATAATCTTTAAGGTTTCGGTGTCGTACCTTTTTAGTAACGCAACGGTTTCGGCATAACCCTCTAACTTAACGCCTCTTAGATCGGGTGCCACGTTTTGCCGCCTCGTTTCTATCTTTTAGTACTTTGTAGACTGCCGCTAACATCTCGGGCGACATCTCTACAAACTCTTTAGGTGCTATGCCAGTTTCAACCGCTAACGCTGCTATTTGGTAGGTAAGTAGTTCCCTATTACCTACCCAGCTAAAGGGTCGCTATCTAGCACCTCTACTGCCTTTAAGGTGTTAAGAAAAGCCTCACCGAATAGAGCTACAGTTTGCCCGCTGCGTTTAATTGCTAGCCAACATAAGTAGTAAACGTCGGTCTGTTTTTCCTGTTCCCTAAAACATTTATTTATGCCCATTTTTGCGTAGGCTTCGAACTCTACCTCGATAGCCGGGGTAATGTCGTATTCCTCTACTACCCCGGTATCGCGTGTAATTTTTAACCTTGCCATTTTCTAGCCCTCTTTTCTTTATTAGCTTACTGCTGGGAACGGTGCTGTCTGTGCTGTGATATCAAAGGTAAAGTCAAGTTGAGCGACTTCACCGTTAGCACCGTTAATAGGTGTGTATCCGTTTACAAAGCATGAGCCTTTATAGACTGGGTTAGTAGCACTTGCAGTAGAGCCGGTTGCACCGATCTCAAACGCTGCAGACGTGCCGCTGAGGCTGTCTAATACTGCACGTGTAGAGCCGGCTGCGATAGCGTCCTGGTTAAGGTACAGGCTGCCGCTTAGGGTTGAAGCCTGCAAACCTTTTAAGTATTTGTGCGCTGCGTCGCCCATAGCTGTAATTTCTAACTGGTCATAATTTACGTTAATGCTAGCTGAGATAACTACGCTACTCATGTCGTAAGTACCTAGTTTTAGGTAAGTATTATTTGTAAAATAAATTGCCATTATTCCTGCACTTCCTTTACTTTAGTAGGGGTTGGGCTTACTGAGGTTTGCTCTAAAGCACCAATTTTTAGCAAGTGTGGTAAGTCCCACCCTTCTAAATCTGTTTCGCTTACCGTACCGCCTAAGCCTACGCCTGCGATATCGTTATCTATCATTACTTTGTAGTTAGTCATTATTAACTCCAGCTACTTATTATCTCTAACCCTGCTTCACTCTGAAGCAAGTTACCGCTTGGCGTTTCTAAAATTGCAGGTGCACTAAAGCTGCTTATGTTAATTGTTAAACCAGAGGCGGCTAACTTTGTCATAACAGCCAGGTAGTAATCCTCTAACTTGGTCTGGCTGCCTAAGTTATCCATAACCGGCACTAACAAAAATAACTTAAAACGTACCGTAGGGGCTATGGCAGTTTTAACGTTGCTGTTAACCAAAATATAAGGGTCATCATTAGCGATCACTAGCGAGTTACTTAAAGGGATTTCTGGGACGTGATTAAACACTGTCCAAACTCCAGTATTAGCTAGGGCTGTAGCTAGTGTTGATCTAAGGGTAGTTATAGCTGCAGGCATTAGCCCACCATAGAATTAGGCGATAAGTACGCGGCTATAACTACCCTTAGATCAACAC